GATATGACATCTGCACAACAACCAGTTTCTGCTGAGCAACCAATGGCTGCTCCTGCAGAAGCTCCTGCACCAGAGGGTTTAGGAGCACCAATGAACAGGCCACCTATGACTGGTTAGTCGTAGCCCCTGAAAATTTTTTAAAGTTCGGGCGACCTGTTCTTCCAACAGCACCCACAAGGAGATAAAATGGAAGACCAAAGAGAAGATATTCAACAAGAAAAGGATGAGCCTAATCAAGTTGAAGAGATTCAAACTGAGGCTTTTCTCGAGCCTACACCTTATAGAAATAAATATAGAAAAGATTTAGATAAGGATGAAACAGAGGATACAGCTACCGTTTCAAAGGACACTTCTTCAGACGAAGAAGCCACTCCCGATGAAGAACGCCCTGTTAATGCTGAAGAGAAAGTGTTTAAGAAACGTTATGACGACCTTAAACGACATTATGATTCTACTGTTAATAAGCATAAAGACGAAGTTACTAAACTTAGAAGACAGCTAGAAGAAGAAGCGGGTAAAATACAGCTACCTAAAACAAAAGAAGAAATAGAAGCTTGGCGTACTAAATACCCAGATGTCTATGATGTTATAGAAACTATAGCATATACTAAAGCTGATGAAAAAACTAAAAAAATCGAAAGTGAACTTAAAGAACTAGAAACAAAACAGGTNTCAGTTCAAAAAGAGAAAGCTGAGGTTGAATTAGCAAAACTTCATCCAGACTTTAATGAAATTAGACAAGATGAAAAATTTCATGAATGGGTTNGTNAACAAGATGCTACAATTCAAGGGTGGTTATATGATAATGCAACTAATGCAACATTAGCAGCAAGAGCTATTGACTTGTATAAAGTAGATACAGGTTATGGCAAAAAGAAAACTACTAATAAATCATTAGAAGCATCTAAATCTGTAACTTCTACAGCTAGAAAAGAAGTAGATGTAACAAATAAAAAAGTCTGGAAGCTTAGCGATATAGCTAAAATGAGACCTCAAGAGTTTGTAAAACACGAAAAGGATATTGATTTAGCTAGACGTGAAGGTAGAATTGTTAATGGCTAACTTTTTTTAACAGTCTATAGGAGGACAACATGGCAATATCAAAAGCAGCCGGTTATGACAACTTACCTTCGGGCAATTGGTTACCGGTAATCTATAGTCAAAAAGTCCAAAAGTTCTTTAGAACTGCATCAGTAGTAGAAGATATTACTAATACTGATTATGCAGGAGAGATTGAAAACTACGGAGATACTGTTAACATTATTAAAGAGCCAACAATTAGCGTAAGTTCATACACTAGAGGCGGTCAAATCAACATTCAAAATCTTGCTGATGACCAACTTCAAATGGTAGTAGACCAAGCTAATGCGTTTGCATTTAAAGTTGACGATATCGAAGAAAGACAAGCTCACGTGAACTGGGAGGCTTTGGCTACTTCTTCTGGAGCATATGCTCTAAAAGATAAATATGACGAAAACGTAATTGCAGCAATGATATCTGGTGCAGGTACAACTGTAGGTTCTGATGGTTCTGGAACTGATACTGGTTTTGACACTAGTGAAACAGACCCGCTTAACATTATGGCTAACTGTGCTAAGAGATTAAATGGCAATGACGTTCCAATGGATAACAGATGGTTTTTAGGTTCACCAGAATGGTATGAGCAATTAGCTCAATCTTCTGCAAAACTTTTAGATGCGTCTGTTACTGGCGATGCTTCATCACCTATCAGAAATGGTAGAGTAATGGATGGTCTAGTACAAGGATTTAAATTGTACATGACTAACAACTTCGCTGCTTCATCAACTTCTAACTACTACAAAATTCTTTGGGGACATATGTCTTCTACTGCAACTGCTAACGCTATTGCAAAAACAGAAGTCGTAAGAGACCCGGATTCTTTTGCTGATATAGTTAGAGGATTACACGTGTTCGGAAGAAAAGTACTTCGTAGTGAAGCACTTATGATTAGACACGTATTAATAGACTAATAGGAGGACACTAGAATGACAACAGTAAGTAAAGTAACTGGTTCAACTTCTGGCCATCCTTCTACTAGAAGGAAGCCTTATTGGGTTGAAAACACAATTGACAACTCATTATTTGACCCTGCATCTGGGGATACAATTCAAGCTCTAAACGTACCGGCAGAAACGCTAGTACTATGTGCAGGTCTTGAAGTATTAACTGCAGGTTCTTCTTCTGTAACTTACGATGTAGGTTATGGTGGAGACGCAGACAGATGGGTCGATGGTGATACTAACGCAACTGGTCACGCTGACCTAAGAACTGTAACTGACAGTGCTACAACTGGTTTACCATTTGGTAACATGGTTGTATTTGGTTCTGCTGATACTATTGATGTAACAATCGGTGGTGCAGATGATACTGCAGGTAAAATCAGAGTTTGGGCATTAATGTGTGATATTAGCGGTTCAGATGAAACTGCTTCAAACACTGCGTAATTAATATAATATTTGGGGGGCTAAATGCCCCCTTTTATAAGATTTTTATTGACAGATTAGTATACAGCGATATAATAAATATATGAATAAATATTACTGCTCTGTCTATAACAATCCAGAAAAACGATTTAATTCTACAAACAATGCTGATGGTTGTTGGGAATCCTCTAGGTTAGGTCTTAAAGTAGACTATTTTCCCGGAAGTCCTAATATAAAACTTATTGTTGATAATAAGCTTGAGGTAATGTTTTGGCCCCCTAAAATGTGTCTTGATAATAAAATGAGACCAATGGGATTTGATAAATGTACTTATATTTGGAATGAACAAATAGAAGAATATGAAGGTGAATGCACTCAATGCGGTCAATGTTGTGGATTATATAATAATAAACCTTGTAAATATTTGAAATCATATGACTAAAAAAATTTGGAATATGCTTGATAATCAAAGAAAGATTTCTTTCTTTCCAGACACTAGTGTTGGATTAGAAAGAAGGATATCTAATTTAGAAGATAAGTTAGATGCCATTATAACCTTGCTTAATAAGGAGGAAAAAAATGACAAGGATAGACCTAAGTCCCTTTCGGGCAATGACAGTGGGGTTTGACAGCTTATTTAATGATTTAGCTGACATTCGCCCAAATAGTTATCCACCTTACAATATAGAAAAAATGGATGACCATAAATATAAATTAACATTTGCAGTAGCAGGATTTTCTGAAAAAGATATAACTGTAAAGCAAAAAGAAAATACTTTATCAATAATTGGTGAAGTAAAATATAATGAAGATAAAGAGTATCTTCATAAAGGTATAGCAGAAAGAGCATTTACTCAGACTTTTAAACTAGCTGAATATATGAATGTTACAAATGCTAAACTTAAAAATGGTTTGTTAGATATAGATTTGGTACAAGAATTACCAAAAGAAAAACAACCAAGAGAAATTAAAATAAATTAAAAAGTGGGGCTTAGTCCCCACATAAATTATGATTAAAGTTTTTTTGTTACTAACAGTAATGTCATCACCTAACTGGCCTTCAGTTAAAACAAGTACATTTTTATATGATACTGAATTTAGATGTATAGAATCACAAGCTGCATTTTTAAATGCCTATGAATTACAAAGTGATTTTTATAAATCTAACATGGTTGTTGATGCACACTGTATAGAATTTAATAGTTTTCCTATACCGGGATTTAGTAAAACAAATTTAGGAGTTTAATGGCAACATACTTAGTATTAGCAAATAGAGTGCTGAATGATTTAAATGAAGTAGAATTAACATCTTCTACTTTTAGTTCTGCACGTGGTATGCAAACTTCTGTAAAAAATTTTGTTAACAGAGCTCTTCATGATATTTATAATGAGCTAGAAGAACTGCCAAGTTTACATAAAGAAAGTTATTATTATACAAATGCCGGTCAAAGAGAATATGCTTTACCTACAACAGATTCACCACAAACGGGTGATTTACAATGGCGTAAAATAGATTGGGATACATTTTATTTAAAACCAAAAGAAGAAACAGCAAATGGCGAATTTACTTCTGATATAACAAGTTGGACAACTAATAGTGGTACTCCTGCTTATAATTCTGGTGGTAATGGTAGAATGCGATTAGATGCATCTAGTGCATATCAAGCATTAACATTAACTAAAAATGAAGAATATAAAATACAAGTAGGATTTTTTGATTCATCTAGTAGCGGTTCATCTTTATCCATTCAAATAGGAACATCTGCAGGTGCAAGTGGTACATTAAATGCAACAGCATCTGTAACAAATTATGGAGAAATAAAAGTTTACGAAAATACTTTTACAGCTCCTGCAAATACTACTTATTTAACTTTAACAAATTCTGATAGTACAAATTTAGATGTTGATTATGTTCGCATATCAAGAAATATCGGAGTACAACGATTGCCTTTTTTATCATATGATGATTGGGTAAGACGTTTCTCTGAAAGAGATATTGCAAATTTAAGTTCAGCACAAGGTGAGCCCGCTTATGTATATAAAACTCAAAGTGGTAAATTAGGTTTAACACCTATACCCGATAAGAGTAATTATCAAATAGTATTTGAATACTGGAAAGAACACACAGAATTATCTGCGTATAGTGATACCCCAGATTTAGATGATAGATATGCAGATTTAATTGTAGCAAAAGCAAGATACTATGCATATAATTTACGTTCTGACCCAGAGCATGCAATGATTGCTAATAAAGAATACACCGATGGTTTAAAACGATTACATAATGATTTAGTTATTAAACCAGAATATATGAGAGATGAACGAGTTAATTTAAGAGTATATGGTAAAATTTAATGCCAAACACTTCGCAAATATCACCATTTGTAACAAGCCTTGGTGGAGGATTAGTACTCGATAAAGATGTATTTTCTATGTCTCCGGGAGAGGCATTAGAATTAAAAAATTTTGAACCAGATATAACTGGTGGTTATAAAAAAATATTAGGAACAACAAAATATAATACTAATATTGTACCACAAGTAGCTGCATCATCAGAAAGAGTAGTAATGTCTGCTATCTTTAATGATGTTGTTTTAGCAGCAAGAGGTGGTAGTATTCATTATGCAGGAACAACAGGTTCATGGACATCTGTTGTAACAGGCTTAGGAACACCTACTCAAAACTATGAGTTTAAAAAGTTTAACTTTAATGGAACAGAAAAAATAGTTATTTGTTCAGCGACATCTACTCCTAGAATTATTGATACAAGTTATAGTGTTACTAATGTAAATGCAACAGGAAGTGCTAATTTTAAATTTGTTGAAATATTTAAAAATCACATATTTTTTTCTGGTGATGGAAGTAATAAACAGTCAGTTAAATTTATGGCTCCGTTTGCTAATAATGATTTTACATCAGCAAATGGTGGTGGTGAAATTAAAGTTGACTCAAATGTTGTAGGATTAAAAGTTTTTCGTGATAATCTATTTATATTGTGTGAAGATGCAATATTTAAATTAGTTGGAACATCTTTAGCAGATTTTACTTTACAACCAGTAACTAGAAAAATAGGCTGTGTTGATGGTAGAAGTATACAAGAATTTGCAGGTGATGTTATATTTTTAGCACCAGATGGACTTCGTACAATTGCCGGTACAGATAAAATTGGTGACGTAGAATTAGGAACTATATCTAAACAAGTACAAGAAATTACAGATGATATTACTACACATAATGTTAATTCACTTGTTATAAGAGGAAAATCACAATATCGTATTTTTTATCCAACAAGTGCTGACCAATCAGAAGCATCTGCAAAAGGATTAATATTAGTTACAAAAGTAAATCCTAATACAGGCCAATTAGGTTTTGAGTATTCAGAAATAATAGGATTAAAAACATCAAGTTCAGATTCTGATTTTATCAGTGGAAATGAAACAATTATATCTGGCGGATATGATGGATATGTTTATAAGCAAGAATCTGGAAATGTATTTACTAGAGCATCTGGAACAGTAAATATAAATGCTTTTTATAGAACACCGGATATGACAATGGGAGACCCCGGTATTCGTAAAAGTATGCAACGAGTTATTTGGAACTATAAAAATGATGGTAACGTAGATGCTAATTTTAAATTACGTTATGATTTTGATAGTCCCGATATACCGCAACCTGCCCCATATACTTTATCAACAGGAGCAGGAATAGCAATTTACGGATTAGCTAGTTCAACATATGGAACAGCAGTTTATGGTTCATCAGGTGCTAACTTAGTTAGACAATCTGTTGAAGGTGGAGGATTTACTGTAGCAATTCGTGTAGAAGAATCATCCAATAATTTACCAATATCATTTAAAGGATACCAATTAGAATTTATACCCGGAGGAAGAAGATAAATGGGAACAACATACACAAGACAAGAATCTGGAAACATTACTGATGGTTCTACGATTGAGGCATCTCATTTTAATAATGAGTTCAATCAATAGAATCAGCATTTGCTTCTAGTACAGGTCATACCCATGACGGAACAACAGGAGAAGGTGGGCCAATAACAAAGTTATTAGGCACAGCACTTACTATTGGTGATGGTACAGCCGCTACAGATATAGCTGTTACTTTTGATGGAGAAACAAATGATGGTTTATTAACATGGATGGAAGATGAGGATTACTTTAAATTCTCTGATGATATTCTTGTTAACAGTACAGAAAAATTACAATTTAGAGATACTGCTCTTTATATTAATTCATCTACAGATGGACAACTTGATATTGTAGCAGATACTGAAGTCCAAATAGCAACAACAACTCTTGATATTAATGCAGACGCAGATGTATCTGGCACACTAACATATGGAAGTTTATCCGATGGTAGTATAACTATTACTGCATTTGTTGATGAAGATGATATGACATCTGATTCTGCAACATTAGTTCCAACTCAACAATCAGTAAAAGCGTATGTGGACGCTCAAATAACTGCGGCTGACCTAGATTTCCAAGGTGATTCTGGGGGAGCATTATCTATTGACCTTGATAGTGAAGTTTTAGATATTGCAGGCGGAACTGGTATTGATACTTCTGGTTCTGGTAATACACTAACAGTATCAATAGATTCAACAGTAGCTACACTTACAGGCTCACAAACTCTTACAAATAAAACTCTTACAACACCTATTATTTCAAGTATCTCTAACACAGGTACATTAACTCTTCCTACTTCTACAGATACTTTAGTAGGTAGAGCTACAACTGATACATTAACAAACAAAACATTAACAAGTGCTGTTTTAAATACAGGCGTATCTGGTACAGCCGTATTAGATGAAGATAACATGGCATCTGATTCTGCTACACAATTAGCAACACAGCAATCTATTAAAGCATATGTTGATGCACAGGTAGCAACAGCAAATGAATTAACAGAATTAACTGATGTAACAATTACTTCTGTAGCTGATAACGAAGTTTTAGCTTATGATACTACATCAAGTAAGTGGATTAATCAAACTGCGGCTGAAGCAGGTCTTGTTACTTTAACAGGCTCTGAAACATTAACAAACAAAACTTTAACAACACCTATTATTTCTAGTATTTCTAATACTGGAACATTAACTTTACCAACATCAACAGATACATTGGTTGGTAGAGCAACGACAGATACTTTAACAAATAAAACTTTAACAAGTCCAGTATTAAATGGCACACTAAGTGGTACAGCATTCTTAGATGAAGATACAATGTCTTCAGATTCAGCAACGGCTGTAGCGTCACAACAAAGTATTAAAGCTTATGTTGATTCACAAGTAACATCATATGATACTTTAGCAGAATTAACAGACACCAATATAACAACTCCTGCAGATGCTTCTTTATTATTTTATGATACAGGAACATCAAAATGGATTGACAATGTTGTATCGGGAGATATATCTATAGCTGATACAGGTGTTGCGGCTATTGGTTCTGGTGTTATTGTTAACGATGATGTTAACGCTAGTGCCGCAATAGTATACTCAAAATTAAGTTTATCAGATAGTATTGTCAATGCAGATATTAATTCAAGTGCGGCAATTGCTGATTCAAAACTAGCTACAATTTCAACAGCCGATAAAGTTTCTGGTGCGGCAATACAAATAGATGGGGCAACAGATGGTACAGGAATTACTGTTGATACAACAGATAAATTATTACTTGATGATGCAGGTACAACGAAATACATTAACGTATCACAGTTACCGGCATCAGGAGCAAGTGCAGGTTTTGCAGTAGCAATGGCTATTGCACTATAACATATAAAGGAGGATAGATGGCTCAAGATTTTGAAAACGAATTTGCAAGTTCTATTTCAAATAGCTCTGGTTCACCTACGACTATTGTAACGGCAAACAGTGATGATGCATTAATATCTATTCGATGTGTTAATAAACATACATCTGCTGTTAATGTATCAGTTACAATTACAGACACAGGAGCAACGACATATTATGTCATAAAAGATGCACCCGTGCCAGTAGGCGGTTCGCTAGAACTGATTGACTCGGGCAGTAAAATAGTAATGCAAAATGGAGACGTATTAAAAGCATATGCCGATACAGCATCAGCCGTTGATGTATTAGTATCAAGAGTAGATGCAATTAGTACTTAATAGGAGATAAAATAAATGGGATATATTGGCTCAGAGCCGGCAACTAACTTTGAAACAGTTAGAAAACAGGTATCTACAACAAATAGTGGAACAACTATTACGTTAGATTATTCTGTTTCTAGTGTTCAAGATATATTGGTAACAGTTAATGCTGTTGTTCAAAGTTATGATAACTATAGTGTAAGTGGCACAACGCTTACTCTTGGTGGTACTCTTAATAATGATAGAGTAGAAATTTTATATGTAGGTAGAACATTCCAAACTGTTACTCCTGCAGTCGGAACAGTAACCAACGATATGCTTTCAGGAAGTATAGCAAACTCTAAACTTGCTAACTCTAGTGTAAGTATAAATGGCTCTAGTGTTTCTTTAGGTGGAAGCATAACAGGAATTGGAGAAACTAATCAGCCAATTTGGTTTGGTAGAAAAACAAATGCATCTGACCAAACTTTATCAAGAGCAACAAAAACTAAAATAACAAGTATGACTGATGATGAAATAGATACTAACAGTGCTTATTCATCTAGTAGGTTTACAGTTCCAAGTGGTGAAGCAGGAAAATATTTTATTCATGGGTGTATTTTAGGAATTTTTTCAACTGTAGGTAATGATGGTGAAGCTGTTTATGCTTACATTTATAAAAATGGAGTAGAAAAATTAACATCTGGTTTTACTTTTGACCCTAATGGAAAATTTACCGAAGTATATCAAAATGTATCTGGTATTCTTGATTTAGCAGTAGGCGATTATGTTGAGTTATACGCACAACTTACAGATGATAATGCTTCTGGTAGTGCTTTTGTTAATGGAGGAGTAGGAACAAATTTTGGAGGTTTTAAAATATCATCATGAGTAATTTGGATAATAAAATAATAGCATATCTTGGAAGTAAACCAAATTTTAATAAAGAAGTTATATTACAAGATGATGGTGAAGGTGCATACATCAAAGAGTGGAATGTAGATGGTGTAGCTAAACCTACAGACGCACAACTAGACGCTTTATCTTCCCAAGCAACAACTTTAGAAAACAATGCAATCGCTGTAGCTAACAGACAAAAAGAATATGGAAGTCTAGCCGAGCAATTAGAATACATTACAGAAAATGGATTAGACGCTTGGCAGACTAAAGTACAAGAAATAAAATTAAAATATCCAAAGGAGAGTGAATAATGCCTTTTACTTTATTAAAACCTGATGGAATAGATTTGAGTCAAACTTTTGCTTTTACTGGTACTGTGACAGGCACACCTAGTGGTTTAGACAGCGATGATAGTTGGTGGGTTAAACATTCTGGTACAGCACAATATACTTCAGCGTCAGTTATAAATATGAATACAACCGAAATACTTGGTGCTAATTGTAGTCTTTCCAGTGGTAGAATTACTGTTGCAACAGCAGGTCGTTATCAGCTTTTTATGAGGTTATCTAATCAATCTGCTTTTTCAGATAATGCACAAGTAGATTTTAGAAAAAATACAACACTACAAGTAGGAAGAATTTATTATGAAAGTAATACAGAAATAAATTATCTAGGACAATTATCTACTTGTATAATTCAATTAAGTGCAAACGATATAGTAGATTGTTATGGTGTAGGATATTTTTCAGGAGATACAGCAGATACAGTTTTATCATATTTTGCAGGAGTTAGATTAGGAGATTAATATGAAACCAACATTTATAGAAGCAATAAAAGAAGTTTATCCTAATCAATATAATTGGGTAAACACAGATAAAGAAATTAATTGGAAAGATGGTCACACAACAACAAATGAAGAATTATCTAATATAGAAAATAAACTTAGTGAATTAGAAAGTGATTATAATTCAAAAGAATATCAACGTAAAAGACAAGCGGAATACCCAACTATTGAGGAGTGTGTTCATGCAATTCTTGATGATGATTTAGATAATTTACAAGCATTAAGAACAGCAGTTAAGGAGAAATATCCCAAATGAGTTACATAGGCAGACAAATTTCAAATCTTAGTGACCGAGTCAAACTCGACGCTATCAATGCAAGTGCTACCGCTACTATAACCTATTACTTAATACAGTAGCTTATGTTCCTAGTAGTGCAGAGTCACTTACAGTTTCATTAAATGGTGTTATACAAGCACCGCAAGACAGTTACACTGTTTCTGGGTCTACAATAACATTTGCAAGTACACTATCGGCTTCAGACTCCATAGACTTTATTTTAGCAGAAAGAAGTATTACACTTCAAACACCTAGTAGTGGCTCAGTAGGTACTTCACAGTTAGCTTCAGACGCAGTTAACGGAGATAAAATAGCTGACGATAGTATTTCAGATGAACATTTAGATATAACAGCAATTACAGGTCAAACAGAAAAAACATCTTTAGCTGACGCTGATAAGTTTTTAATATCCGATAGTGCGGCTAGTGGTGCATTAAAGTATGTGCAGAAATCTAATTTGGGTGCAGGTGGATTAGTTCTTGTAGGCAGTGTTACAGATGATAGTGGTAGTTCTGCAATCACACTTGATAATATTTTTAGCTCAACATACAAAAGTTATTTAATACAAATGACAAGGCTAACACCAAGCTCAGGAGGTACTAATATTGAATTTTTATTTAGAGATAGTTCATCTGCTGATTTAGGTGCTAATTATGGATACGCCTCAAGAACTCTTAGAGCAAATGATGGTTCAGAAAGCACAAGAAATGGTGATGGTCAATCTTATGTAACAATAACAACAGCAGGTATTAGTGGCGTAAATACTAATACATCTGGTCAAGGATTAAGAATGAGTTTATTTGTAGCTGACCCTTATGCATCTGAACAAACAGGGTATCATGGAAATTTTTCAATTTTAGACAATGCTGGTTATGGTATTGCTGGATATTTAGGAGGTATTCATCAAGCAAATAGTTCAGTAAGAGGATTTAAACTTAGACCCTCTACTGGCACAATTACAAAAGCAACAATTAGAGTTTACGGATTAGTGGATAGTTAATATGTATATAATAAATGATAATGGAATAAGACGAGACGCAACAGCAGAAGAACAAGCTGATATAGAAGCTAGAGAAAAAGCTTGGACTGAAGACACATTAAATAGAAAATTAAATGCAATAAAAGAAATTAGATTGCAAAAATTACAACAAACAGATTTCTATGCTTTAAGTGATGTCACAATGAGTAGTGAAATGTCTACTTACAGACAAGCATTAAGAGATATACCGCAAGATTATACAACAGAAGATGAGTATGATTTATTACTTGCTAGAGATGAGCAAGGAAACTTAACACATTCAGTTTGGAGTAAACCATAATGGCACTTATTAAATTAAATTTAGCACAAGGAGTTACAGGTACTTTGCCTACAAGTAATTATGTTCAAGGTGGT